TCTCAGCCGTGAACAAAATCACTGTGCCAATAGGATATGCAACGCTGGCGTTTGAAGGGATGGTGTATGTGCGGAGGTTATTGTCGGAAGCGGGGTGGAATATCTGCTTGCCAGCGTCGGTTGAAACAAGCGTGTAGTTGGTCGATTTAATGTTTTGCGGATAGAATACAGCCCCTCCAGCAGATGTCTGCGTTGTGCCGTCGGGGAACTTAAAGCCGCCCGTAGTGCTTTCAATAATACCCGCAGCCGTCAGTTTGCTCGTTGGCGAACTCGTGCCGATGCCAACATCGCCGGTTGCGGTCACTGCAATAGGCAATTCCTGAACTTCGCCCGCGCCTGACGTATCGCGGCCAAGCACTTTACCCGCCGCAGCCGTCAGTATATGTTCTTGGTTCCAGTTGGACGGCTGAACAAGCGTAGGATCGACGCTGTCCGTTTTAACCGACTGAAAAGTATGTTTAAGGCTTACGGTCATTGCATCGGTCCTTCAGGTGGTATAGGGGGCTGCTGGGGCATCTCAGGCATCCCGCCTGCGCCTTCCATACCGCCCATACCCCCCATTTCTGGCATTGGTTGCTGCTGCGGCATTTGTTCGTTCATGTCGGGCGCTTCGCGCATTTCTGGCGATTGTCCGATCAAATCGCCCGTGTCGAGAGCGCCTGCAATTGTACCCATGACAATATCTTGAATTTGCTCAAATGTCATGCCGTTTTGGACTGCCGAAATACGCTTAGTTTCAGCGTCATAGGCATCTACTTGAGCCTTGTATTCCTTAATGTCCACTTCGCGCTGCGCGACACTGTCCTGAACATTCTGGATAATATCAGTCATCCGGTTCAGTTCTTGCGTCATGGCGTCCATCTGCTGTTGTGCAGCAGCCATCTCAGGCGACTGATCGCCTTCAGCCAACACCTTGGGGTCAAGAATTTTCTTGAACCGTGCGGCCATTTCTTGCGCGCCGGGCCAGTCCATGTTCTTAATAAACAAATCGCCAGCCACAGTCCAAAGCTGCGGGTTTGACTGCAAAATCTGGCTCATGGCGTCAAGCGCCTCTTGACGCTTGGTCATGTAGCCCGGGCCAGTTGTCACCATAACGTCGTATGTACCGATTGACGGGTTGTATATCTTTTCGATCATTCCGCCATTTTGATCGCGAATTTCTTTGACAGGCTCTTGCTGTGTAGGGTCCATTTTGACCATGCTGACTTCACCGTCAACGCCGATGATGCGTGCGATGCGCTGCGTGTCGTAAATCTTAGGGATAATATCGACCAACTGGCGTGTAATGTGACGAATCGCGCGGGCCAGATTGTCAACATAATGGTAAGTGCCTACGTCGCCCTGCTTTTCACGGGCTGTGATGGCCTTAGCCGACCGTTCGTTGCCTTGCATACCCAACGACGAGTCATACTGTCCTGTAGTGGCCTTAATATCCTCACCAGCGCCCATTTTAGCCTGTATCAGCCCTGTTTGGGGTAGCGGTGGCTGCGCGCGCTGTGGCAACGGCAGGGTGTTGCCTGCGCCGTCTGTAACGTCAGGGTTGACTTCCAAGTACGGCCAGTTGGTCGTGTTGGCAGTCTTCCACTGGTTTTCGTAGCCCTCGAACTGACCACCATAAGCAATAAAAGGTGCTTTTGGAGCCAACGCCAGCATTTCTGCCTCTTGGCTAGTCCAATAGTTGTACATGCGTTGCGCGTCTTTGGCGTTCCGCACTAAGCCAGACACATAAATCTGACCCTGAACTTCAAATTCGTTACCGACAACGCGCACGACAGGTATGTACTTGCCCGGCCACTCGCGCTCATCAAGTACATCATAGCCGTTGGTCTTCATCCACATGACTTTTTTACGGTCAACTTCGCGGCTTTTGATCGGCTTGCCGTACATATTACGCAATTGCTTGTCTTTGTCGGTATTTTTAAACGCAGACACGTTATCTGGGTACAGGTTTAGCGTTTCGCGCTTGTGGTCGTAATAAAAATATTCCGCGATGCGAATCGTGTCTTGGTCAAGCCATGCAGACATGCTTTCGTCGCCAACAGCGGTAGACAGGATCGACGAAATAGGTGACGCGTCTGGAAATTCGCGCTCATATTCTTCTTTGGTCATGTCCTGCGTGACAAAACAATATTCAGCGTCAGCGCCACATGGGTCTTGTATTGTCGGGTCCATGTAAACACTAAATGCATTGCGGACGCGCATAATGCGAACGTCTTGGTCGAACGACTCGTCGTTGCAATACTCAGTGATCAAGCGAATATAACCTTCGCCGTAGGTTACTTGGTTATCGCAGGCCGTGTCGTAAGCTACGTCGGCGTCGGACATATATTCAATGTGACGCACGACGCCGTCAAAAATCTCAGCTACCTGAACGTCTGCGTTGTCATCGACTGGAATGACTTTGCCCGCTGGGCGGTTCTGGCGCTGCTCGTTTGTTACCTGACGAACGTGCTGCGGCAGTTTGTTAATTGTCAAGCATGGTCGTGCGTTAATTGTCTGCCCTTGTACCGCACCGCGGGTAGCCAATACGTCCGCAGGCCACTGCCATTGGTTGTCAGGGCTACCAGCCATGAACCGTAGATCGTCCAGTTCATCCTCACGGCTGTCCGAATACGCTGCCATAGCCGTTGTGAGGCGGTTACGCATTTTGGACATGGTTTCCGCGTCACCGCGCATGTTCGCGTCATCGCCACCGCGTTCAGCAATCTTGCCTACTATGTTAATACCTGTCGGATCAGCCATATGGGTTATTTTTTACCTTTTTTAGCGGATTCACGTTGTACAGAATACGCAATCGCGACCGCCTGTTTGGCTGGCTTTCCAGCCCCAACTTCTGCCTTAATATTCTTACGAAAGGCAGACTTGCTGGGTGAATTTACCAACGGCATCTTAACGCTTCTTTGTAGGTGTGGTTTTCATACTCACCGTTGTGCGGATGATCTGTGGCCCACGGGTAGTACCTTCGCGAGCTAACGCTTTCATAGCCTGTATTTTGCGGGCTGGGTCGCGGTTAGCTTCGGCAGCGCGTTCCATCTTGACCGTCCCTACCTTGTAGAGAGCCTTGCTGGGTTCACTGTAGATATTTTTTTTACCTGAAGGCATTTTAACGTCCTTTTTTGGCTGTTTTGGCGCTTTCTTTAAACGCCTTGTCTGTTGGTGCGCCTTTAGCGCCTACTTTACGCATCTTTTCGCCTGATCCAGCGGCGACCCGCTCTTTCTTGGCGTGAATATTGGCATATAAACCTTTTTTCACTGTCAAGACCCCATCCATGATGTAGAAATTCCGCCGCCAGAATAACTGCTCACGCGACGTCTGTCAACGCCGACCTGTCGAACATCTACAGATGCTACCGGAAATGCGAACGTGACCGCTATGGCGTCGGCAGCATCTGGGGATGCTAGCCCCCGCGCCTTCATGTCTTTCTTGCTTTCTAAGAACAGCGTACCCTTGCTGTCAGGCTTGGTGCGGGGGCTGATCAGGTCTGTTTTTAGAAACCTATCCGACGGTATGTAGCCTGTCTTGAGCCAATCACGCATTGCGCCCCACATCTCAGCACGCTTGTTACCCCACATGGTCTGGTTCTTGGCCTTATTGCCGAAGTTTACTCCGCGTATCTTGAACCGCTGTTCCTTCAGCCGATCCACAACGCCCGCACCTAGCCCACCTTCGTCGATGCAGACCAGCGCAGGCTTGTACTGCTCTATGGCCTCTATGACGTAGCCGACCACTTCCATCGTGTCCGCCCCGCGATGCCGCCGCAGTTCCAGAATGTCTCGGCCCTGCCGTATGGCGATGACGGTAGCGTCGGCTCCAAAACGTGCAGGGTCAACTCCAATCACTATGGGGGCCTGTGCGTCCTTGGTCGGCGTGCGCTTCATGGCGTCATCGACTAGATCGCTGCCGATAAACTGATCGTCACCTTCTGACGGGAAGTTGCCGTACACTTCGACGCTGGCCTGATAGCTGTCTGGCCCGTACTCGTCGATGATCCGCTGGTAGACGTTCTTGTCGGTCCCTTCGACATCGCGGGCGTCAATCGTGCGCGTGTGCCAAAACGCCCGTTTAGAGTGGAAGGTTTCGTAGAAGTATCCGGTGTTGCGCCGGGGGTTGGAAAAAGCCAGATGAAAGCGGTGCGGCGTATTCTCCGTGAAGAAACCATCGCTGACCGACCATATCGAGTCTGGAATACCGCTGGCTTCGTCAAAGATGAGCATCACGCCGTCATAGTTGTGGACACCGGCATATGCATCTGGATTTTCTTCAGACCACAGACGCCCTTCGACAGACCAGTAGCGCGTGCCTTTTTTCATGTCGCGCTCGACTAACTCGGTCAGCCATTTAGCGGGCATGATCCGCGTTGCGGCTATCTCGAACCAATGGCTGTTCAAGGACATGGCCAGCCATTTGGTAATTTCCGCCCATGTGACTGATCGCAACTGCGCTTCAGAGTTTGCCGATACAATTGTGGTAGAGCCAATGCGTGTAGACAGCATCCAGATTACCAACCAAGAAACCAAGGCAGACTTGCCGATACCACGGCCAGACGCGACCGCCTCGCGGAACGTGTCAAAGTCAACATTCCCTTGGTTGGCTTTGATGTGGTCGCGCAAGTCGGACAGTATCTGGCGTTGCCATTTACGCGGTCCGGGAAAGTTTTCCAGGGGTGTACCCTGCTGACCCCAAGGGAACGTATACAATACAAACGCTAGTGGATCATTCGCTAGGCCGGGCGACCACAGCCTTGACATCAGTTCCATTTCGTCGGCGGCTGTGTAAATTGGCCTTTGCATCCTGTTGCTTATCCTCTAGTGCGGGCAGTTCAGTGTACAGCCCTTCGATGACGCGCGTCTGGGCTTTCTCCAGCGCGCCGGTAATGCTGATCTGTTGGTCGATGTTGACGTCGATCTGCTGCTTTGCCACCCAGCCGTGCTGATGCTTCAGTATGTCGAGCGCGGCCTTGGCGTCACCATCGGCGGCAGCGTCGTGCAGCGTCTTAGCCGCAACCCACTCACCTTCACTTCTACCTTTAGCTTCTGCCATCTCGACCAGCGGGTCGGCGTCAGCCAGCACTCGAAACTGGCGCGGGGTTAATCCCGCCGCCATCGCAAGGCTATCACCCTTAAGGCCATAGCGTGCAGCTTTGTAGATTGCCTCCAGCCGTGACTCGGTGGCGGCGACGCGCTCAGGCGTGAAAGGTAGCGAATAGAAACTCATACGCAGCACAATAATGTACATTGATTGTTGTGGCAAGGGGTAGCAGGCGGGCGGGACACCACCCCCATAGCGCCCGCCTGCCGCCGGTCGTGTACCCGGCAATCACGACCAATACTGATATATACTAAAAAGCCAACCAAAGTGTCGGGGCGGGACAAAAATAAAAAAAAATAATTATTTTAGATGGTAGCCGATAACTGAAAAAATAAATATTGTTCACGTACCGTACCGTCACAGCCACGCGGTCCACCGGCCCTACCCACCCCCTACTTTTACACCTGCATTTTTGTAACTGCAATTGTGTAACCTATACGCAGTTTTATGCAGTTTCATGCTGCTAATAAACTGCGTGCACGACTATGCAGCGGATTGAGAACGGCCTTTCCCTATTGCGAACGGTTAGCAATAAGAAAAGCCCTTTCGGCTGGCGGCGCGAGGAGAACAAACAATATAGTGTGTTACTGTATTAACACAGCAATGTTAGGTCATTTAGGCTATTTAGGCTATCGGTTTTAAGTCGCCGATGAAACGAGTAGTGCTAACCCATATGGTTACATGTAACATTATATCATTATTATCATTCTAACTTTTACTATTTGCATGACAATATAGCCTAAAACACACCTAACACACTGGAACGCTGCGCTTTTAGCCCTACGCAAAATAGCCTAACCAATAGCCTAACCAATAGCCTAACCCTAGACTATCTCCCGCTTTCCGCGCACCTAGCGCAATCTGGCGTGCTTTGCGCTAAACGGTTCGTCGCAAAAGTTAGGCTATTTGCTAAATTCAAAGTGACTATTTTTCAAACAGAACAAGCCAAGAACATAACAGGAACCTTTTCAGACTTGCCCTCTAAAGGTGTTAGGATAGCCAAAAGTTCAAATCGCGTTGTACGGGCTTTAAAATGGCATTTAGAGGGCATCGCTAAAAATCGACATGTAGGTCAATTATTTTGTTGCAATGCCCTCAATGTCTGTTATTAAGAGGGCAAGCAAACACAAACAGGAGCACACGACATGATAGACGCAATCCTCAACCTTACCTTTCGCCTGACCCGCAGTAGGGCAGTATCCGAATTAATCGGCAAACGCCGCATGATGGCGCGCTGGGACGCCGCGCAATCCGCGCACCTAGACGCTGGCGGCTATGTCGTAACGATTGCGCGCAAGGGCGGGGGCGTCGAAACGCGGTTAATGTAATCCGCAAGTTTAGAGCGGCAATCGCGCCGCCTAATCTTAACAGTAAAATAAAGGACAATAAAATGACACAAAACACCGAAGCGAACCTAGCCGCCGCCGCGATGCTCATGGACACCGACATCCGCGAGGCCATCCATGACGACTACCGCGCCTCGGACGCCGAATGGTTTCTCCTTGAATACTGCGCGCGGCACAAGGCTAAGTTCGGTGAGGCTTTCTCGGGGGCATGACCACCATCGCCAGAGCGCAACATGCAGTTCAAAGCACGCCTTTCGGGGAAGGTGCTGTGACCACCAACGATTAACCAACAGCAACAGGAGCAAACGACATGACACAAAACACCGACATAATCGCAAACGACCCCTTTATCCGCCAGCTTTTGCTTGATCGCGATGCAGTGGAGTCTCTGATCGACAACTTAGCAAGCTTTTCGGATGTCTTCCGGAAGCTGCCAGCTGAGATGGTCACCACAGCCGACATCGCCAACATTCTGGACGGCTTGGCAAACGGGGCCAAGTGGATACGCAGCAA